ACTGGATGGTTTTTGGTAGTCTCGTGCATTAACATCCACCAAGCATCTAGTTCTCTATTGTGAGGAAAGATGTCTGGGTTCAATGTGGCATTACCGTTGTGAGTCAAACGTTCATAAGATATTTCGCTGACACCAAGTTCTTCCATGTAGTCTGCAATCTCTAATGGATGTTTACTGACAACATCTTTGGTAACTGAAATAAAACACTTGACATCTAGTCCTTGTTGTACTAATGTGTATACATTGTTTTCCCACAATCGAAGTTGCCTATCATTAGCAAACCTGATATTAGAATCCCAACTAGTAGCAACATATCCACCAGAGATACAATTGTTGAAGAAGTCTAGGTGTTCTGCTTTTAGTTTGTACGTCAGGTTAGTGGTGATGCCGTGTGTACAGCGATCACCCCAATTGTCTTTTGTAATATCATAGAACTCCAATAGATCTTTCATTGGAGCAAGCATAGGTTCTCCTCCATGATACTCAAGATGTATGAGATTATCCCCAGTGTCTAATTGATTACACCAGTTTGCAGTTTTCACGGGATCGAAGTAAATCTTCCTTCCGTTAGTTCCTGATGTAAAACAATGGGAGCAATTTAGATTGCAGGTCTCAGTGGTCTTTATGTATGCGATTAAGTGTTTCTGTGTCGCCAATGCCATGGGATGCGATTAATGCCTTTTCATAATTTAATGCTTTGTGTTTAGTTCCTGCAGGGATCATTAGTTTATCCCCGACTGTTAATATTACTTCTAGACCGTCAACCTCTAGAGATTTAGATCCTGCTTTGACTTCAATAATAACGTCTACTGGATCTGTGTGTTCATCAAAGGTAGGTCCGAACTTTGGGTTATAGAATAGATGAATTGTTCTATCGTCAAACTTCCAATGACGTTCCATCTGCTCTACTTTTATTGTTACCTTCTCCTCTGCCAAATGCCTCGCCATTTGAGATTGATAATCCCAATAATGAAAGGTGTCTATTTGATCTTGCAACCCACCCTCTCGTATTATAGATACGTCATGTGATTTGAAGCATTTCTCAGATAGCAGGAAATCCTCGAAGTCTTTAAAGTTCATTTACGTTCCTTATATATAAAAGAGTATTTATAATGAGGTTACAATGATATATCACAGATGGTCTACTCCTATTGAACATTCTTCTAATCATATAGGAATGAAACCAATACAAGATCACCTTCTTACTCACTATAATGTCCCAAATACTATTGGTGATAATTATAACATATTTGATGACGAAAGTAAACCCATAGAAGACTTAAAAGATATGGCATATGCCAACTTTAGAAACTTTGCTAACGTAAATTTTGGGGTAAACTTAGACGAATATCATAGCGTGTTAAAAGGGTGGTTGACACCGACAGAAGATCATGCTATGGCAGAGCACAATCATATGGGTGCTTGGTTCTCTTCTGTATATTATATAATGGCAGAGGAAGAAGATCAAGGTGGGGAGATAATCTTTACAGATCCCAGAACAAATGCAAACCGAGGATATGATCAGAAGTTTGCGAAGCACTTCAAAGAATTTGTTATCCAACCCAAGACAGGCGACTATGTGATATTTCCTTCGTTCCTCTATCACTGGGTAAACAAATTTACTTCTAGGTTCAGGATAGCAATACCAATCGACATCTACTTATTCGAAAAGACTAGACAATACTAGGATAATGTGATATAATATATTCATGATTGACCTAAAGCAAATACACGCAATGTGGGCAGAGGACTGCCAGATAAATCAAATGAAGTTAGCAGACGCATCGAGAGATACTCCTGCACTACATGCGAAGTATCTGGAACTGCACTCTACATTTAAACTCATGTTGAAACGTGCAGAGTTTGCACAGAAGACTTTGCTAAAGGACAAATGGTTATATTATAATGGTAAGATGTCTGAAGAAGAACTGACTGAAAAAGGATGGGAACCAGATCCGTTCAATGGGTTGAAAATACTCAAGGGGGAAATGGATTACTATTACGATTCAGATCCAGAGATACAAAAGTCAGAAGAGAAGATACAGTACTACAAAACTGTTATCGATACTTTAACAGAGATAATAAATAATCTTAATTGGCGACACCAGACAATAGGTAATATAATCAAGTGGAAGCAATTCGAGTCAGGAAACTAAATCATTCCGATCTCCAGATTGAATGTGATAATGGAACAGCACAGGAACTAAACGAATACTTTTCGTTCTACGTACCTGGTTATAAGTTCATGCCAAGTTATCGCAATAAGATCTGGGATGGTAAGATACGTTTGTTTACTCTCAGAGAGAGAACATTACCTGTTGGATTGTACTACCACCTAAAAGAGTTTTCCGATAAGAGACAATATAATCTATTACCAGAGAAAAGTAAATACGGAAAACCAGATGATCGTACTCACGTCAGACCTACAGAACTAAAAGAATTTTTAAATAATTTAAATTTACCATTCCCACTCAGAGAATATCAGTTCCATGCGGTGGGCGAAGCATTGGTTCGTAAACGAGCAATCTTATTATCACCGACAGGTTCTGGTAAGTCGTACATGATCTATGCACTTGCTAGGTTCTGGTATGCAATGCTAACAGACGGTAGATCGTTTCCAAAAGGTGGACGTGTTCTTGTGATTGTTCCTACTACTTCTTTGGTTGAGCAAATGCACAGTGACTTCATAAACTATGGTATGCCCGAAGGGGGAATGCATAAGATCTACTCTGGTAAGGACAAAGCAGTAGATGCCGCAATCGTGATATCTACATGGCAATCAATATATAAGTTGCCGAAGGTTTGGTTTGAACAATTTGGTTGTGTCTTTGGGGATGAGGTGCATGGATTCAAGTCAAAGTCTCTGATGAGCATAATGAACAAATGTACAGAAGCAGAATATAGATTTGGAACGACAGGAACATTAGATGGGTCACAAACGCATGAGTTGGTTTTACAAGGTCTATTCGGGAAGATATATAAAGTCATCACTACGAAGCAACTACAGGATAACGATACTCTTGCCGCGCTCACTATCAGGAGAGTCATTCTTTCATATAAACACGAGTTTCGGGAATCTAACAGGGAAAACACCTACCAAGAAGAAATCGACTTTATCGTTGGTCACGAGAGACGGAATAAATTTATCAGAAACCTCGCGCTAGATCTCAAGGGGAATACTCTAGTGCTATTCAATTATGTAGACAAGCATGGGAAACCTTTGCATAATCTGATAAGAGATAAAGCAGAAGATCAGAAAGTATACTTTGTGTCTGGAGAAACTGCAACTTCAGATAGAGAAGCAATCCGTGGTATTGTTGAGAAGTCTGACGGTGCTATTGTTGTTGCGTCCCTAGGAACCTTTTCCACAGGTATAAATATTAGAAACTTACATAATATAATATTTGCCTCACCATCCAAGTCTCAGATAAGAGTATTGCAATCAATAGGTAGAGGTCTAAGAAAAAGTGATGATGGAAGAGAAACCATGTTATATGATATATCTGATGACCTAACTTGGAAGAAAAGAAAAAACTATTCTCTCTTACACTCAGAGGAGAGAGAAAGAATATACAAAAAAGAACAGTTCAACTATAAAACGGCAGTGATCCCCTTATGAATATAAAACAATTTAAATTAGTAAATAATGAAGAGATAGTATGCGAGTTTGTCGATACAGTCGGCAAGGAAGGTGATATCATTTGTCGAAAGATGTTGAAGATATTTCACGCAGAAGATTACAACAATGGTATTAGATACTATTCGTTCAAACCAATGTTGTCATTCCAAGACGATCTTAACACACTCAACGTATTGAACTGTGACCATATAGTTCTGGAGACAGAACCATCAAAGACATTGTTGTATCATTACACCAGTGCTCTTGAAGAAATAGAAAGAGTCAAGAAGGTACGTGGAGAAAACAAAGATCTCAACATTGATGAGATCATGATGGACACTACCGACATGACAACAGAAGAAATCGCGGAGTACCTACAAGAGAAATATGATATGGGAATGATCTCGGATCAAGAACTTTACTCTCTCGACTCTGCCGATAATAACGTGATTCACTTTAACCCAAAGGGGACTCTTCACTAGTATCCCCCCACCTCAAAAGGGTCTTTTTTATTATACACCTATTTTATGATTCTGTCAACCCCTATTTTTTTATTTAAAACAAAAAGATAGTATTTTACATTCCCTTTGAATTTTGATATAATATTGTTATGAAAGGATATTATTATGCCACGAAAGAATAAGAAAAGCGCACATTATGTGAATAACGCAGATTTCTCGAATGCAGTCGTGGAATACGTAAAGACAGTTAATGAAGCAAAGTCTTCAAACAAAACTATACCCAAAGTACCAGATTATATTGCTCAGTGTTTTCTTAGTATCGCTGAAGGTTTGTCTCACAAATCTAATTTTATTCGCTACACATACCGCGAAGAAATGGTCATGGATGCAGTTGAGAACTGTCTCAAGGCAATAGAAAACTATAGCATAGAAGCGGCAACCAGAACAGGTAAACCAAATGCATTTGCATATTTTACTCAGATAACTTGGTACGCATTTTTACGTAGGATTGCAAAAGAGAAAAAACAGCAAGACATTAAACTAAAATATCTAACAAGATCAGGGATAGAACAATTCGTTGATGGTGATCTAAGTGATGATTACACTATGAATGTTGTGGGGTCTTTTGTTGATACGCTCAGAGATCGTATAGATAAAGTGAGAGAATTTGACACAGAAGTCAAAACATATGCCAAAGAAGAGAAACTCAGAAAGAAACGTGCAGTGGTTGTAGATTCTGACTTGACGGAGTTTATGAAGTGAAGGTAGCAGTATTAAATGACACACATTGCGGTATCCGAAATAGTTCTGATATCTTTCTTAATAATGCTTCTGATTTTTACAGTAAAGTTTTCTTTCCTTATTGTAAAGAGCATGATGTCAAACAAATTGTTCACCTTGGTGATTATTATGATAATCGTAAGTTTATGAACTTCAAGGCACAGAACCACAGTCGTAAATCATTTCTAGATCCGATGCGTGAACTTGGTATGCGAATGGATATCATACCTGGTAATCACGACACCTACTACAAAAATACAAATGATTTAAATTCTCTGAAAGAACTTTTGGGTTACTACATGAACGAGATCCATATCATTATGGAACCCAAGGTTATGGAGTACGGTTCTTTGAAGATGGCAATGATCCCTTGGATCAACCAAGAGAACTATGACGATACAATGAAGTTCATCAAGAACTGTCAGGCAGATTGGTGTGGTGCACACTTAGAACTCGATGGGTTTGAAATGATGCGTGGTATCAAGAACGTGCATGGTATGGATCATAAGATCTTTAGTAAGTTCGAGAAGGTGCTGACTGGTCACTTCCACGTTGGTTCCCAGATGGACAACAT